CGAGACCGCCTCCGACCGTTCCGCTGGGTCCGCCGCCGGATCCGCCCATGCCGAGGAACCCCTCGCCGCCCCCCAGTTTGAACGTTCCGATTCCCCTCACGAGTGACGCCATCCCGTTGATCAGCTTGGTCAGGATGTCGACGATCCCGGTCAGCACGGGCAGGGCCTCGGTGAACGCGACCTTGAGCGCGGCGAACCAGTCGCCTATGGCGAATATCAGCCTCTCGAGGGCGCTGCCCCAGGCGGTGAACTGCTCCTCGTTGTCCTCGGCGAGGTAGCCGAGCTGCTCGGCGTTCCTGCCGAAGATCCTGAATATGGCGAGCAGCGGGCCCTTGAACGTCTCGTTGATTATCCGCGACCCCTCGCGGAACTTCTCGAGGGAGTTCTTGAACTGGTTGAACGACTTCATGAACGAGGCCGACGTCCTCTTGAACCACTGCGACGCTCCGAACAGCATCGGGAGGTACTTCCTCACGAGGGTCACGGAGAACCTCTCGAGCGCGTTGCCTATCGTCGTGATCGCCGGGAAGAGCTTGTTCTTCCCGAAGAAGGTGAACTCGGGCGCCAGCCTCGCGAACACGTTGCGCACGTTCTTGAACAGCCCGTCGAGGACCCTTCGCGTGTCGTTGAGGAACTGCTCTCCGAAGTCGGCCATGTCCTGCGTGAGGGCGACGGTTATCTGCTTGAACTGCGCGACGAGGGTACCCTTGATCGACCCGAACTCGCCGCTGACGCCCGCCTGCTGGGCGAGCTTGCCGCTCGCCATGGACGCCATGATGCTCTGCGCGTCCTTGCCCTTCGACTTCTTTATCGCCTCCGCGAACTCCTTGCTGACCCCCGACGCGGCCGTGCTCGCCTTGCCCGTGACCTTGCCCTCCTTCTGGAGCACCGCGACGAAGTTGGCCATCGCCTGGAACGACTTGGCCTGGTCCTGCGACCTCGCGGTGAAGTCCATCGCGCCGGACAGCGCCTTGGTCTGCGCGCCCGTCACCCTGCCCTGCTGCGACATCGACTTGTAGGCCTGCGTCAGGTTCACGACGCCCATGGTGGCGAGGTTCGTGTCCGAGTACAGGCCCCTCATCGCCGCCGCCGCCGCGCCCGTGGCGGAGCCGTAGATGTTCGCCCCCTTGTACTGCCAGGCCGCCGCCGCGGCGTTGAACTCCCTGAAGGCGGCCACGGCGGTGGTCGCGGCCACGGCGACGGTCGCGAGGGCCGCTCCGACGGCGCCGAGGGCGAGGTTGTAGCCCTTGGCCACCAACTGCCCCGTCTTGAAGAGCAGGTTCACCGACGCCAGAGTCGCCGCCGTGATCACGAACTCGGCGGCCAGGGCGATCAGCTGGAAGAAGAGGAGGCGCGCGACCTTCCTGAACATCGTCATCAACTTGTTGTTCTGGACCATGCGTCTTCCGAGATTTTTGCCGGATTTCTCGAGGGAGTCCGTCCTCCTCCTCATCGCGGCGAGGGGCTCGTCCGCGTTCCTGACGGTGCGGTTCAGTCTGTTCGTCGACTGCGTGAACCTGTTGGTGGAGTCGTTGGCGGCGTCGACGGCCTCGGTGAATCCCTGAATCTCGGCGAGCACCTGCGCCATGTCGCGGCGGTTGGCCTCGAAATCAATGCGTATAGTGACTATCTCGTCGGGCAAGATCGGCTCCCAGGAGTCGGGGTTATCGGACTAGCCAGAGTTTTCCGATTGACTTCGTTCCCTCTCGCGGTCCGCCGATATAACTTTAGCACAGGCGTATCTGACGACCCACTCATCGAGGCCTGAGTCAAGAAGCCTGATCGGATCGGTTCCCCATAGCTCGCCTAATCGAGCGGCGGCCATTACGCGGTTGTCTTGCGACAACTCCTCGATTAGTTCTTCGTAGGGTTTTCTTGTGCCTCGGCCTGGATGGTGTCGCCGAATCCGCAGGCGTCGATGATCGCCAGCGCCGCCGCCTCCACGTGGGCGTCGATGCCGAAGAATTTCTGCACAGCGTCGGGGATCGCCTTCTCGGTGTTCGTCATTTCGAGTATCGGCTTTGAGGCGAAGTTGACCGGCCACTGGCCGTCCTGCAGCACCTCGTCGCCCTGTAGGTAAACGCCCTTCGTGGCGTGGCCCACGACGGTGCAGGCGAAGCGCGTGGAGTCGAGACCTTTTTGTGTCTCGCTTCCGCACTGCTTCTGCCAGCCGCGGATCTGCGCCTGGGTGAGGTTCGGGCTGACGAGCAGCTTCACTCCGGGCCTCTCGGGGACCTCGATGAAGACGTTCGGTCTCTCGACCTTCTTGGCGATTACGGCCTTGAGCTGGTCGAGGAGGGTTGGTTCGGGTGTGGTGGGTTGTGTTTTCACGGTGTTTTCTTCCATGTGCTGAACCTAGCGCGCAGTCACGCTCCGTTGTGCAACCCTCCCGTCAGGGAATCTGGGGTTTTTGGCTTACGGATTTGGTACTGGTGCGCCGTTTATTGAGAAGGTCATCGCGTAGGTGGCGGGTGCGCCCGAGGATGCGTCCCCGTCCGGCTCGGTGAGGCCGACCAGGAGGGCGTTGGTGTATTGCCTGTCGGGCACCGAATCGGCGAGGTCACAGTTGGTTCGGTAGATCGTGATGTTGTAGAAGATCCTGCCTATGTGCTGGCGGGCCGTGTTGAGCGAAGTCTTGTCGTCGTCGGAGTAGTGCCTCGTGAGGGTGACATCGCCGACCTCGGATGGGGCGCAGAGGAGTTCTGGGAACTTCGACCCGCCCGTGTAGATCTTCTCCACGGCAGCCGTAATCTCGCCGCCCGACACCTGCGCAAAGAAGTTCGAGAACGAAGGGGCGACTGTGCCGATCGGCTCGAGCTTTGCGAGAATTTGCCGTTGAGTGTATTTTGCCATGGTTTATTCCTCCGATTAGGCTAGAGATGCGGTGAGATTTGACTTGCTGATCTCTACTTCGATCGTTTCTCCGAGCGAAGAGACCCTGAGACCGACACGCGCCTTAACCGTTCCCGTGGCCAACTGCGTGACCGGGTTGAGCTGTTCGTTGACAGTGACCTTGTACCCAGCGTCGACCATCTTGCCGTTCTCGGCGAACAACGGGTACAGGGCTCCGGCTTGAGCCAGCGGGTCGAGAATTCCGGTCAGAACTGCCTTGACTTCGCCGAACAAGGTTCCCCTTCCGTCGATGACGCTGAAGACCAGGCGCTCGAGCCTGATTTCGGCCTGAGCGACGACGTAGTTGACCACTTCCTTGGCCGTGATGAACCTGTAGTTCTCCGTGTCGGACGAAGCCGACCGCGCGCCGTAGATCCTCGTGTCGCCGTTGATGACCCTGATCGGGTTCACGTATCCGTCGTTCAGGGTGTTGGCCTGCGCGTTCGTGATGGCCACGAAGGTGCCCTGGATGAAATCCGAGTTGGTGCCGATGCCGGCGTACGCCGACCATGGACCGACTTCGTTGTGAAGCTTGGCCCTCTTGCCAGCGACGTAACCCTCGCACGGCGTGGAGATCGTGAGGCCGTTCCTCTCCACCTTGACCCACGGGTAGTACCACGCGGAGGTCTCGGCGCCCTCGTGTTCCGCCAGGGCATCCGCACTCGCGATCACTTGCGCCACCGACTGGTCGCGGTCGAAACCGAGGATCGCGGTCCTGTTGTTCTCCGCGGCGTGCTCCATCAGGGCTTCCCAGATCGTGTTTCCGTATTCCCCGGGAATGCACACCGCACCGGAACCGAGCGTCTTGATGAACGGGTTGAGAGCGGCGGCCATCTGGGGGTCTGTCGGGACCGAGCCGTTGTTGCCGCCCGTGAAGTTGACGCCCGCGCTGACGGCCGGGATTCCGGCACCCGCGCCCACTTCGGCGATGACGTACAACGACGCCACCGCGCTGTTGTTGATCTCCTCGACCGCGTCCTCCTTGGATGTGAGGACGGGGGTTGAGTACACGACTTCGTCGTTGAGGATGATCCTGATCCTGAAGCTTGCGCCTGCGGTCGGGTGGGTGACCTCCGCCTTCATGTATCCCACGGGCGTATGAGGCCACTCGCCTTCGCCCGAGGCCTTGAGTGTCAGGACGGTTACGGCTGGACTAGCGCTGTTCGGGAGAGCGGCGCTCGCGAGTGCCGCGCCCGTGCCGATGGCACGCGAGACGTAGGCCCTAGAGCCGCCTTCCTCGAAGAAGGCCTGAAGGGTTTGGTGGACGTACCCCGAGGACGTGTAGCCACCATAGATGTCTTCGAAATTTGCCAAGCTCTGAACCAGGAAAGCGTTGCCCTCTGGGCCGCGAGTCGTAACTCCGGCGACAAACAATGTTGAGGTTGGCGAAACGGTGACCGTTGAGGGACCAGTTACCACCGACGTCGTTAAGACTATTCCAGGCATTTACGATCCTCCGATGTCATGGATTTGTTCAGTAGGAATAATAGCATTCCGACTGCTTTGATAATTACACGTTTTGAAATTAGTCATTTTTCTCGCGGTTACCGGGGTCGTTTTTCGCAACGTCACCTCCGGCACTCGGTTTGCTCGTCTCGGCCGAGCCCGTTTCGGACTTCTTGGCGGCCGGGGCCTCGGGCCCGCCGTCAGAAGCGACGGGGACAGCAGTAGCCTCTGCCGAGGCCTGGGCTTTTGGGACCGGCTTTTTCCTGGGCTGCTTGTCGCCCTCCGTGGGCGTTCCGTCGCCCCCAAGCAGAATGACGCTTCGTCTCGCGAGGGCCTCCTCAAGGTTCTTGGAACCTGCCAGAACGTACGCCTGCTCGCCGGGCATGAGTTTGTGCCCTTCGTCGGTCACCTTGGCCATTATCGTCGAGACGTTCAGAACCTTCAGGTGGGATGAGGCGACGGACGATTCCTGGTCGTTATTGACGTCGGATATTGGGATGAATTGTTGCATTTAGTCCTCCGGGTCGGGGATTCCGTCCATCAATTTTACACCTTTGACCTCTAGGTCTATTTCATCGAAGTCGGCGAGCTTCTCTCTGACTATCGGTTCCTCTATCTTCAGCTCGTAGCCGACGTAGGCCCCCGCTAGATATCTGTCGCCCTTCAGGAGGGTCAGCTCGGAGTATTCCTCTGTGATGGAGGACTCCTCTATCCTCGCCTGCCTCTCGGGGTTTCTCCTCTTGAGGCACGGGTGATCCATCAGCGCCGACCTGACCACCACTATCAGCCTGTCCCGCATGGTCGTCACGGACTTCTCGCCTTCGGTCCTCGCCCAGACGTAGGTGCGCATGTTGTAGGAGACCTCGTATTCGGGGTCGCCGTAGCGCATGTGCCCTACCCTCGTAAATCCGCGGCCCGAGAGCGACACGGTGATCACGGTGGGCCAGATGTCCATCGTCGCAGGTTCGAAGTCGAGGTACTCAGCGGGATCCGGCATATCGTCGTTGGAAACCTGCCAGTAGTTCCTGTACTTGAGTAGTCTCTTCGGCACCTCCAGCTTCAGGTAGTCGTTGACGAACTGCTTGGCGAATTGGGGCCCGTACATCGCCTCGAATTCATGCGCGCCCACGTTGCTCATCGCAGATCCATCCCGCCCGGCGGACGGCCGACGGATATCTTCGCGAAGACTTTGCCCGCCGCCTTGGCGAAGCCCGGTCTCTCGAATACGAGCCTGCGCATCGGCATTCTCGTGGTGCCGTACTGGTGCCAGGTCGAGTACCTAACCTTGTTGCCGAACTCGACCGAGTCGTTCTTGATTTTGTCCGTGCTCAACCCGACGGTGAGGCTCGCGAACAACCTGCCCGTTGCTTGCATGGTCGGTTTGCCCGGGTACCTGAGCGCCTTCCACGCCCCGTAGGCCGGGCTTAGCGGGGCCCAGCCACCCGACGGGAGTCCGTTCGTGAGGAAGTTCTCGGCGAACATCATCTGTACCTGGGTCTTGATGATGGCCACGGCGGGGGGGACGCACACCTGGGATCGCCCGTAGATCTTCCCCCATAGTTCGTAGACGCCGGCGAAGTGCGTGAGACCAGGGGTCGCGCTGTTGTCTCGGTCGCCGATCCTCTGGATTGCCTTCTGGAACGCCTTTATGTGGGCCACCGACTTGGCGTAGCTCTTGTGGTTCACCTTCACGTCGATTGCGAGGCTTACGCCCTTGCCCCTGACGCCCGACGTCCTCACGAAGTCGCGGCCCGTGGTGTCGATCGGAGCGGCCGACCTGACCTTGTCCCCGGTGCTCTTGCGGCTCCGGTTTAGCTGCGTCCTTTTTCGCGGGAAGAGTTCGCCCTGCATTATCTTGCGATCCTTCTACGCTTGTAGGACTTCAGCGTCAGCAACTCCTTTTCGAGAAATCCGGTCTCCATCACCGCCACGCCGCGGGTCGTCAGGTCCTTGACGCCGACCGTGTCGTCGTGCATGTTCTGCATCTCTCTCGTTGCCGCCCTGAGGATCATCAGCTTCATCACCTTGAGCTGCGTTCCGTCGAGACCCCCCGAGTAATCTGCGGTGATCACGTCGTTGGGCATCGCGGCGTAGAGCTCGAGGCCCCAGGGGAATACCTTGTAGTCGGAGCCCGTCGCCTCGGCCGTTCCGCCGCTCGCGTAGGTCTGGCCGCCGAGATCGTGCTTCACCGAGAACGTCGCCGCCGTTACCGCGACGATCTGTTTGTTCTGGAGGTTGAAATTGTTTGGGCTGACGCCTGATACTCGCACGTACTGACCGATGACGAACTCGTTGGTCGCCGTGAACACGACGTTGGCGCCCGACTGGGCGGCGCCGGTTATCGTCGCGTCTCGTCTCATTGCCTCGGCCAGCAGCTTGGACGCCGTCCCGCTGTTCCTGAGCGAAACTTTCTCCACCGACACGACAGGGGTGTTGCGGAGCGGGATCATGATTGGGGCATGCAAGAAGTGACGCATGGGGTCGTTGGTCGTGTCGAGGCTCTTGTCGTACATGAAGCCCGCGTGCGGAACGCCGAAGTCGTTAGAAGGAATGACGTGGTCCTCGACGAATTCGTCCACGGTCACGGGGCGTCCAAGGTACGCCTCCAGCTCGCCCTGCAGGCCCTCGAGGATCATCTCGGCCGCGTCGGTCTGCCTGTTGCTCAGGCTGATGTCCATGAAGGTTCTAAGTTCGGCGACGGTTACCAACATATTCGCCTCTTACTCTCTTCCGCTAGCGCCTCGGCCTCTTCTGCCTCTCCTGCCTCCGCCGCTCAAGAAACGCGCCATCCTGTTGCCGATCGCCCTGATCGCCCTCCTGACCAAGCCCGGCCTCGCCGTCTGCTCCGCTGGGGTCCTTGCGGGAGGCAGGGCGCTTTGCACGGCCCTTGAAATCGTCGTCGCCGGTGATTCGCCTGCCCTGACCGAGGGAAGCCGTATTGGTGGGAGCGTGGACGGGAGTATGGTCCCCTCCTGACGAAGTCTTGCGAGGACCCTCCTGAGTTCTCTCGCAAGCCGAGCCTGCTCCATGGGGGATTGCGGGCTAATGACCGGCAAAACTGTTTTCTTCGGCGGCACTAAACCCTCCCGTCGGTATGACTACGCAAATTTTACAGCATCGGCGAGTTCGTCGTCGAAACGGTCACCTGTCGGGGTTTGGGGGTCTCTCAAATTGCGGCCTTTCGTCCTGGTTGGCCTCTATCGGTACCCAGGCCTTGGAATACACGTGCTCCGAGATCTTTCTCATCTTAAGAAGAGATCCGTCAAGGAGCACCTGGAGCTCGTCTGCGGTCATGTTGAGGGCGCGCATCAGCGAGTCCGAGTCGTGGGTGCCCGAGTTGATTATCGTTCTGACTATTTTCGAGAGACTCTTGTTTAAGACCTGGCCCCTGCCCCTGTTGAGGGTCACGTGCATGATCATGGCCTCCGTCTCGGAGATGTCGGGGAGCACGACTGCCGGTACGAATCGTCGGTCGACGAGCACTCGCGGCATGGCCTTGGCCAGGGCCAACCTCTCGTGGCCGTCCACGACGGTGAGCCCGTCGCCGTCCCGTCTGCCGTAGACGACGATCGGGGACAGCCAGCCGTACGCGGCCAGCGACGCTGCCAGGAGTCCGAGGTCGGGCTTCACGATGTAGGTGGCCCGCCAGGGCGCGACCCTGAGGGCGTCGGCCTCGACCATTTCCTGCCTGCCATCACTCATCGCTTGCCTCCGCATTTTCCCTCTTCGCGATTCCGTACGCCTTAGTCCCCGGTCCCATCGGTGTCGGCGATGCCGCGGTGAACTCATTGAGCAACAGCGTGCGTATCAGCCAATGTATCGGGTAGCTCTTCGGATCGTTGCGCATCTTCATCCTGAATTTCGCGCAAAAAGCCTTCGCATAGTACAGGTCGGAGTCGCTCATCATGTGGTCTTCGATGCACGCCTTGACCCCGTCCCATCCGTACCGCGCATACCCCATTATCAGCTTCTCGATGTCGTAGTCGGCCCACAACCTGCGCTGCGCGTCGATCATCGGCCAGACCCTCTGGAGCTGGTCGAAAAAGGCTGGCTCGGTCGCCATGAGGTCACCCATCCTCCTGGCGGCGACACAATATAGAGGTATGCCGACCCTCGTGTTGGACCCCGTCATTGCCGCGACGTCGTAGTACTCGCAGTACTCCGCGCCGTGCTCTTCGGCTACGAACTTGAGGACGTCGTCGCTCGTCCAGTCGTAAATCACCTTCGCAAACCTGAGCGGGAGGTTCCTCGGTGCCTTGTATGGGGCGACGATGTAGTTCTCGTGGAGTTTCTGGACGAGCGACCTGTACCTCACCATGGACTCGTTCGCTCTCACGCCGGTCAAGAAGGCCGTTCTGCCCTTCTTGCCCTGCATCGTCCAGTAATCGGTATCGCCCATGTCGTCTTCCCTGCTCAGTCCGAACGATTCGGCGTTTATGGCGAACTTCGGCATCGGCCTTACGAGGCGACCCTCCCTCTCCCTCTGCTTGGACCAAGTCATCTCGGTGGTCCTCTTGCCCATGGACCAGACCTCCGCCCCGACCGACAGGCAGTACCACTCCATGTTCACCCAGTCGTAGTTCCGAACTTTTTCCACGAAATCTATGACCATCGGGCTGACCATCTCTTCGTCCCTGAAAATGGCCCTCACGGGGCCAAGACCGCGCTCCTCGTGTAGCTCCTTTGCCAGATACAGCACCGCCGTCGAGTCCTTGCCCCCGGAGAACTGGACGCACACGGTGTCGAAGGTGTCGTAGACGTGCCTGATCCTTTTCCTCGCGGCGTCGACGCAAGTGGTGTCAAGGTAGAGCCGCTTCCTCGGCATCAGAAGTCGGCGTTCGTGTTTATGAAGTCGATCAGTTTCGACGCCGTCGTTTCGCCCACGTACGCGGGGTCGTTCCGGATGTACCTGATGAAGTCGTACCATCGTTTCTGCTGGCCAGCATCGTCGAACACGAGGGTGTACTGAACTATCGCCCTCTCGCCACCCTTCACGCCAACCGCCACGCTCCCCCTTGTGATCGCTTCCTCCTTGTCGATCCCGTCCGTGGCCACGTAGTCGATCTCGTCGTTCTCGTTTTTGTTCTCCAGTATCTGGTCGGTTCCGCTCGGCTCGAACGGATTGACGATGACTGCGGGCGTGTAGCCGCCCCTGTTGTCGTTCCTCTCGTTGACGAGTATGTCGGTGGTCAGGGACGCAATCTCAAACTCGTCCCAGCCGAGTCCAAGCAGCAGGTCCTGGTACTCGGACGAGATTTCGGACATCAGCTCGAGCACGACCCCCTGATCGGTGTTCCCCAGCTCGGTGGTCCTGTTGTCGGCGAGCGCGAAGGCGTGCCCGCGACTCTCGTCGACATCGTAGACGATCGCCGCGATTTTTTGCCACCCGAGTTTCTTCGCGGCGAGCAACTGGTGGTTGCCCGCTATGACCGAGAACTTCCCGTCGTTGGATGGCATCACCACGATGGGTTTTACCTGGCCGAACTCGCTGTATGAGGCGACTATCGACTCAACGTTGCCTATTCGCGGGTTCCTCTGCATCGGCTGGAGTAGGTCTATGTCGATCGCCAGCCCGAGGATGGATGGATGGATGTTGGCGGCGTCGCTCACACCTGGGCCCTGACGTTTGCGTTGAGCGTCCTCAGGGCGTCAATTGACGTCCTGAGCAGGAGTAGCTTCTCCCTCTTTGCTTTGACAAGGGCCTCGGAGATTTTGTAGTCGTAGTTCTCGTCGTTCATCTGGTAGTCGGCCCACGCCTCGCGTTCCTTTATGGATCCCTTGGCGGCCAAGTATGACTTGGCCCAGTTGGCCTTGTATTTAGCCTCTTTCTTGGCGGCGTCGGTGGAGAGGGTCTCGAAGGCCTCGGTCTCGTTCTCGAGCAAGTCCATGAGGCGCAACAACTCCTCCTCGACTTCAACTTGACTTATCGGCGTGCTGCGGGTCACTGCATTTTCCTTTATATTGTTCTATGGGGGACCAGTCGACCCCGTCGGCGACGACGCGACTTGCCTCGGGCCAATCGTATCTCGGCTCGCCCCACCTAATCAATGCCATTTCCTCAAGAATGAAGGCGTCGCAGATGTCGTCCGCCCCGGGCCCAGACCACACGATCCCCGTCCTCGCGGACACGGCCGAAACGACCTCGCTCTTGGATGAGTTTCCTCTCCCCGTGGCGAATTTCGCCCTCGCCGTCGGCGCTATCTCGGCAAAGGGGATGCCCGCGTTGAAGAGCACGTACCTCACCACCCCGCCCAACTCCCCGATGGAGAAGGCCTGCCCGGATCGCGCCGCGAAGGCGTACCCCTCTATCACCACGGCCTCCACGCCATGCAAATCAACGAGGTCCATCACCTGGGCCGACACGTCGACCAGCCTCTGAGTTCCCCTGCTTTTTGGGACTATCGCCCCCCGCGCGTCCCGCACCGACCAGCCCGTGGACGATAGGGACAAATCCAACCCCATGAATACCTTTGCTTTTTCCACAGGCGAAAACTACCGCGTTTGACGGGCAGTCCCCGGAGCCCGTAGAGCCCGGGGACTGTGCGACCGAATCGGGTCGCTCCCGTCGCGGGATTAACCGCCAGACCGGATCACCCCCCTCCTCGTCGAGTTGCCTGCCACGATTGTATCTTCGTAGCTAATACTGAAAAGGGTAATAGTTATGCGATTACTTTTTCTTCCAGCTTTGTATTGAAAGACCTAATTCAAAGGCTTTTTGCGGATATTTGCCTATTCTGTCGTGGCACGGGCGGCATACGGCGAGAAGATTTTTTTCGTCCAGTATCGATCCGCCCTGCGACCTTCGCAGCAATTCGTGCACGTCCTGGGACGGCTTGCGAACGTACGTCACCGCTCCGTCGTCCGCCGCGAACACGGGGCAAGCCTCGCACCATTTTCTTTCCTCAAGAATTTTTTTCACGACGGCCCTTCGGGC